CAGCCAAGTCAGGAATACCAGTGATGACATCTGTCGCAGCCCGAGCAACACCACGACTAAAAGCACCCTCTTTAGTGTAAAGTCCTACTTTATTCCTAGCCTTCTTTAGTTCTTGAAAACCCTGGGCTGTTAAAGGTTTACCACGGTATTTATCTTCTACAGCCTTTAATTCGGCTAGGGCTTTTTTGTAACCCTCTTCTACTTCTTGAGATGCCATTTTAACCCCTTGTTAAATCTTGCCTTGTGCACGTAATGCGTTTTCTAATTCTGCATCAGTTTTATTTGGATACTGTTTACGTAAATAAGCTAGATATTGCTCTTTTGTATATTTTTTACCAGTTCCCGCATTTCCCTTGAACGACGAACCTTCAGGAGCATTTTTAGAAATTTGTTTTAATCGCTCTTCATAACGCTTAATAATCGCTTGCCACTTATCTCTGATAAATTGCAAATCTTTCGCAAACTGTTCTTTATTCTGAGGGTTCAAATTCCGAATACGGTTTTGCAACATACCAACTTCTTGTTGATTAGTAGCGCCCAAACCAGAAGCACCTGTTGCAGACATTGATTTAAGCTTTTCAAGTTCACCCAAACCTTGTTCTGATTTCAAAGAAGAAACTAAATCTGCAACTGCCATTGCGTCAGAGTTAGGAACCCAAGAGAGCAAAGCTGCCCACCCAGTACCAGCGCCTTTAAAATCTTGAATGGCTTGAATGTTTTGCAGTGCTGTATTAGTACCTTCAATCGCACTTTCAAACCTAAATTTTTCAGCTGCACGACTAGCCTCTCCTTGACTTGTAGGAATCTCTGTAACGTCTGGAGATGTGCCACCAGCGCCACCAGCGCCACCAGCGCCACCAGCACTTGCTACCAATCCTAATTCTTTTGCCAATAAAGGATAAGTAGCAGCTGCATTATAACCTTTTATATTGATTAAATCACCAGCTGTTGTTTTGATTTGCTTATCCTTTTTCAAAGATTCAATAATACCACGTGCTTGTATTTTCTCTGCGGCTGACAAAGGTATATTATTAGTAATTTTTAGTTCGAGAGATGAAAGAGTATTATTAGCTCTTTCATCAGCAGTTCCTTTTAATTTGTCTTGTCTTCGCTGGTCGGCTAAAGCTTTGTCAGCTTCAATAGAAGCCAAGTCTTTTTGCTCTGCTACCTGCTCTTTACGGAGAACCTTTATACGATCAAGCATCATCTGGGCTTCTTTAGGCATATTTGCTTGAGTAAACAATGTATAAGCCTCTTGAGCTTGCCCTACAGGATCAGCGATGTTACTTACTTGTTGTAAGATTTCTTTTATTTTTTGTTCTTTCTGATCAACACCAGCAATCTTTTGAATCCCCTGCCCTAACATATTACCAAAATTACTACCCACAGTAGCAATAAAAGACTGTGGGGTAGTTGCCTGACTTAAATTTTGCTGAAAAAGCTGTTGCTGTTTCATTTGTTCAACACGAGGATCATACCCACCTGTTAACATACTATAAATATCTGTAGCCATTATGTCTCCTTAGGTTGTCGTCGTCTTGTACATATCAGGGTAAGCTTGATACATTCCAGCTGCCATTAAGTTTTGACCAACGGCAGCACCAGCATAAGCAGAACCGGGGATAATAGGAGCTGGTGTGGTCATCGCTTTATATTGCAACTGATTACCTTGCAAACCTGTCAGTGATGTTTGTTGACGTTGATATGCCTCTTGTGCGGCAGTAGATGCAGCTTGCGGTGTAAATAGACCACCCTGTGCATAGCCTTTTGAAGCGTCCAACATGCTACCATAAGCACGTTCAGCACCAGCACCATAAAGACCAGCCTGTGTAGCTCCAGCCTGAGCAGCTGTACTTCCAATGTTAACACCACGGTTTAACGCATCTAAACCAAACACATCAGGTTGCTGACCCGCCGTAAACATACCTTGAGCTAATTGCAACTGACGCTGTTGTTGTGCTTGACCCTCTTGTGTAGCGTTAGCAGCAATCTGAGCATCAGCCAAAGCACGAGCACGGTCACGCTGGAATTGTTCTGGGTTAACATAACCACCTGTACCAGCGCCAGCGGCTTCAGCGGAAATACCTAGACCAATACGACCACGTTGTAGCTGTTGGTTACGCAGAGCAATGTCTTCTGCCTGTCGTTGTGGCTGCAACAATCCTTGCTGTTGTGCCATATACTGAGCAGCAGCTTGTTCTGGTGTAGCTTGAATAGCACCTGCTGCTGTTCCTGCCCCGCCAAACAAACTCTGTTGGTAAGCTTGAGCTTCTGGCGACATGGCGAAACCAGCCTGACCAGTTTGGGTATCAAAAAATGTATTACCCTGACCAGTGCGGATTGAGTATGGCTGAAACTTAGCCATCTCCACCATTTTAGAGGTATCGGTGGTTTGTGCTCGACCAATTTGCTCCTGTACACCAGCGACAGCATTAGCAGCTCGTTGTTGCGCTTCAGCGTAGGAAATTAACCCTTTCTCATAATCTCCAAAAGCTGCATCAGCTACTGCACGTTGAGCTTCGGTATCTCGACGTAGTTGCTCTCTAACTCGTTGTTCTTCAGCTAACCGAGCTGCGTCTGCTGCTGCTTGAGCCTCTGCTGCTTTATCTGCTGCGCTACTTTGTAACCCAGCACCAACTAAGCTGAGTCCTATACTCCATGGGTCTAATGCCATTATGCTGTCCTCTTCCACATTTTAACAACCACATATGGTTGTAGGTTAGTATTAGCGCCGCCAGTAGCAACTGTGGCTGTTCCTGTTGTTAACACATCACCACCATCGGTTGCAGTAACTGAATGGGTATGTGTGGATGTATCAATATCTTTGCTGCCGCCTGTTTCTTCTATTACGTTAAACGAAGCATCTCCAACAGCTTGCCCAACAATAACCCTACCGTCACCAAACGTTTCCCATGTACCAAAACCAAGCAATGAAGCCGGGTTAGTAGGTAGCGTGGTAATATACAAAGAACCTACAGGATAGATAACCTGAATAATTTGGTTCCTGTAAGAAGCTGTATTTTGAACGGTTGCTTCAACAAAGGCTGTAGTTGCTACTTGTGTAGAAATAGTACCTAGAGCAGCTGTAGGGGCTAAAGGAACGCCTGTAAAAGTAGGACTAATAACATCAGACTTTGTGTTAACAGCCGCTTGAATTGCGTTTAACTCGTCATCAATCTCAGTACCCTTAATAATTTTATCAACATTACCCGGCAGTAAAGCATCTTTACTAGCAAAGTTTGTTGCCTTAATATATTGAGCCATTTAATCCATCCTTCCAGTTTTAATGTAAATGTCTAATCTTTGTACTGAAACCTCTGCTCCATCAACATCAGATTCAAAACCAACTTGAACTGTAGTACCAGTACCTCCGACACTACTCTTAATATTCTCTAACACGACACCTTTAGAAAACTCACTATAGTCAACCAATGTAAAAGTATCTTGCCATGTTGCTGTAACATCCTGCCACTCACTACCATCCCACTGATAAACACTGTTATCATCAAGGGTCATGTAGGCTTCACCCGGTATAGTACTAACAGGGATACTAGCAAAGTCAGCTACAACACCTTTAAACTCTGAGTACGCTGGGTATTCTGATATGTTATACTCATCAATTGATCCCGCTTGCAGAATAAAAGGATAAGACAAATACGAAGAAGAATAGTTTGTACCTACTTTAATTGTAAACTGTTGGTTAGAACCGCCAAGAACAGTAGCACTTATTTTCTTTATTATCTTATTTGTAGTAGGTGCATTAAAGTCAAGGTAATGAGAGAAGTAACGTACTCGATAAGTTAAACTGTTATCTGTGTAACCAATATACTTACCAATTCCGTTAATCTTTCCAACTAACAACTCTTGATTACGAAGGCGTAGGAAAGAGTGAGCAGGATACTGCGACCAAACAGTAACACGAGAAGAACCGTCCTCCAGTGCACTTCGCATATCCAAACAATAAACAGTCTGGATTGATGGGAAGGATATAAGGTAGAAGGCGTTTATTTCAGAATAAGTGCTTGCCACAGATTTTAAACTACCATATTCTCCAAGCTCTGCGTTAACAGTGTCTAAAAAGTCATCTCGAATATTCTTTGTTAAATCCCGCATAGGCAAGGATTTCTCTTGAATGAGACGACCCAAGCTTCGAACACCTGTGTCAGACAAAAAGATTAAATCAGCACCTGTGTTCTGAACACTCTTATGAGCAATACAACCGACACCTACGATAATATCCTGTAGCGCAAATGAGTCTGAAAGAGGGTTATCAGCGCCATTGTAGATAACTATGTGGTGTCTACAGAAGATGACAAGCAGGTTGTTATGGGATGCTATTGACTCAATATCATCAGTGTTGTCAGGAAGGATAGAGGCAATGTTTAAACTACCACTAGAGCCACCGTTAAAGGCAGGGAAAGCTGAATCTGCAATATCGGTAGACCAGTAGACAGCATTCTTAGTGAATGACCAATAACGACCCCAAGCAGCGATAACACCATCAGGGAAAGCCACTCCGTAGTTTTGAGTTAAGCTGGTATAATCTGTAATTGTTTGAAGTACAGGTGAAGATACCGAATTATAGATAAGGGGTTCATGCCCTGTTTGTACCAGAATAGTGGTATCGTTTAGGTTAGCACCACTCCAATCGTTAGAAGTAATAGTGTAAAGTGCAGGGGTAATGTCTGTTAACACCTCGCCAACACCGCCTGAGAAAATCTTGTTATTCCCAGCAGAAAGAATGTCTAGCGTATCATCAGCGTTAACATGCTCAAGCATAAAACGAATGAAATCGTTATCCAACTCAATAGAGCCACTGGTGGTTTGCATTACCCACCCTTTACGTGCACCTAATCGGCTGTATTTATCAATAACAACGTTCTCTGCTACTTGAGCAAAATTAGGGGATAACGTGACACCACTTTCCTGCGTGTTTAAGCCGTAGAAGCCGGGGGCAACAATGGAAAGAGTTTCAAGCTGTTTCATACACTATACCAAATTGTTTCTTC